CACAAATGCACCACTCCAGCTTACTTGAGCTGAATCAACATTGCCTGACACTGTCCACTGTGGAAATTGTGTGCAAAGTACCGTGTATGATTCTTCAGTATCTGGTGCAACATTATTATAATACCATGGGTGGGTTGCGTATTCAATTGTAATAACAGCAGGTGTATGTCTGTCTAATGCTTCTGCTGATTCAATATTTGTCTTGATGTCAGTCCAACGTGGACCATCTGGTAATTTAATCGTAAAAGTCTTCTTAGGAGTGCCGCGGCTAACTGCTTTAACCGTTCCATCTCTGGCTTGTGTTGTGCCAATTGTATCAAGTCTATTGATACTTAAAGATTCCGCACCATTTAATATCCATTGAAAGCTCATATCTGTTTATCTCCTTGTTGGTACTTTACGGGCACCTTGTTGTGCTACTGCGTGTATAAAGCCTGGGTCTCTTGCAATCATTGCTTTGAAACTTGAAGCATCAACTGCGTTAATATTGTAGGTTACGTTTGATGCGCCACCACTAAAGTTGTCCATAGGTGTAATGTTAGCTGGACCACTAATAAGTTCTGGACCACGTTCACCTACAACACCAAATTGTCCTGCTGGAATCATTCCGCCATTTGCAAAGAAGCCTGCGAACGGATTTGATCCACCACCGCCTCCACCAAATGCACCAAATGTGCTTGCAATTAAACGCTGTATTTGACTGCGAAGTAGTTCTTCAAGTATAGTGTTTACCAAGTCTTTGAATTCAAACTTACCAGTCTTGGCAAAGTTTACAATGCTATCTTCCATGCTTTTAGTTGTTTTGTTAAACAATCTTTGAGCCTGAAGTCCTGCGTTGGTAGCATTGTCAGCATAATCTTCATATGCTTTCTTCCAGCCGTTTGCAAAGGTTGATTGAGCACGTTTGACACGTTCTTCTTCATCTTTTTCACGCTGTTTTCTTGCTTCTTGTAATTGTGCTAATCTCTGTTCATTTGCTTCAATGGTTCTTGCGGCTGCTTGTCTACTGGTAATTGCAGTTTGAGTTGCTGCATCTATTCTTGCAAGTTGTGCTTCAATTTCACCAGCATCAAGTCCTTCGCTTTGTGCGCGAATTCTTTCTTTAGCTGCATCCGCAAGTCTTATTTCTTCAAGTTCAATTGATTTTAGTTCACGTTGAATACCTTCAAGTCCGCTAAGTTGAACAGCTTCTTGTGATTGACGTATTCTTGCATCAATTGCATCAATTGTGTTTTCTGTTTCGCTACGCAATTGTTTTAGTTGTCTTTCAAGATCCTCAGCTTTTTGCTTGCTATCATCAAAGCTGTTTGTAAGAGCATCCATAGCAAACGCATAGGTGTCAACGCTAATTCTGCCAGCTTTTAATTCTTCTTCAAGACGTGCTATTGCTTGTGCTGTAAATACAACCTTTTGTGAAGCATCATTTGCACCTGTTATGATACTGTTATAAAATTTTGTAAAGGCGTCTTGTTCACTCAGCGTCTTGGCAGCTGCATTTAGTTGTTGTACTTTTGTTCTTGCAGCTTCAAGTTCATTTTCAGCACCACGTAATAATGTTGCAAAATTATCAATTTGTCCATTGCTTCTTTCAAAGGCTAGGTTAAGCTGTTCAATAACAATTTCAGCATCAATAATGCGTTGGTTAGCTTTTTCTAATTCAGTGCGGTAATCTGCTCTTGCAAATGCTGCCGCTTGATCTATAAACTTTTGATGCGGAGCAAGAACTGCTTTTAGTGCATCTGCTCTTTCTTTGTCTGCGGCAACCGCTGCTTCAGTTTGTTTAAGCAATGCATCTTGTTCAATCTTAAGTATTGACAATTGAACAATCATACCTTGAATGCCAGCAATTGCCTCATCACTCATGCCTACGCCTGGTAACCAGCCAAACCAGTCTCCATTGCGTATTCTTTCGCTTAGTTCATAAATTGCCGCATCAAAACTAATTGCGCCATCACGTGCTTCACGGAATATGTCTGGAGCAGTCTTTTCAGTAATGCTACCTTGAGTGTCAGCAAAGTCATCAAACACTCTTGCCATGCGTTTTAATGCAGTTTCATAACCTTCTGTTGCGCCTGTTAGTTCACCTAGTTTAACTAATGCTCTGTCATATGCATCGCCCAGCGCAGTTTCAAGTTGATCAATGGTTGGTTCCATTTGATTGAATGCTGCGGTAAGTGCTTTACTACCTGAAACCATGTTAAAGAATGCTTCAGCAGTTAATTCTCCTGCTTGTGACATTTGACGCAGTTGTCCTACGTTAATACCACTTTCACGAGCCATAATGCTAAGTGCTGGACCTAATGCTTCAACAATTGAGTTAAATTCATCACCACGTACTGTGCCTGATGCCATTGCTTGACCAAACTGTCTAATAGCACCTGCGGCAGTACCTGCATCCGCACCTGATATTGCAAGTGCTTGTTGGAATTTAGCTGTTACATTAAGGATTTCTTCTTCGCTCTTACCTAGGCTTTCAGTTGCAAGAGTAAGTTTGGTATACAAATCAACAGTATCACCAAATGCTGCCCTGTTGTCCTTTGCAGCTTGTGTTAGTTTACCTAATGTATTGGCAAAGTCTTCTTGATTGTCTGTGATAAGACGCAACTGGTTTGAAAAGTTTTGAAACTTTGCAGTTGCATCAGTTATTGCATTGCCAAATTGTAAGATTTTATCAACGGCAACTACCGCAATAAAACCTTTAACTGCGTTTCTAAGCCCACCCAGTGCTTGCGTTGCACCCCTTGTGTCTATATCAACTGTATATTTTAAATCAGCCATATTACTTCCTTAATGCTTTGAGTAGGCGCTGCCTAATGTAATTTTCAGTGGGTTTAACCATACCGTTTGGAGCCTGCTTGCTCTTGCCTTGATCCAAAGGCACCGCATAATCGTAATTGGCTTTAATTTTAGTACCTTGCAGTCTAGTACGACGGCGAGCATTACCTGATTTAATAGGTGTTACACTTTTCCAATAAGCATATGCTTCTTTTGGTAATAGATTTACCTTTGCACTTATCTTAGTTGTGCTGGGTGTAATTCTATCAAATACCAGTTTCATTCTCGCCATCGTTTTGCCCTCTTACTTGTTGCATCATTGCCAGCATTTCATCTTGACTTAGAGTCTTTGCTGGTGCCTTCCCATCTCTCGCTTTACTATTTAAATAATTTTCATATTCAATAGCAACAATTGCACACCTGATATCAATAGTGTTGCCCAGTTTTAATGCTTGACTTGGCAGTATGCCATAACGCTTGCAAACCATGTCAAGCGTTACCCAAGCATTTACTTCTCCATTGGTTCTGGTGAAGTCTGGGCTATCATGTTTCCCAATTGTTTAATACTTTCTTCAATTACAGCCATCATGATATCTGGCGGTAACATACTCTTGCCTTCAAGAATCAATTTACCACTTTTATCTCTGATTAATTTTTTGGTTATTTTTGCTACTTCGCCAAGTCCACCTTCGCCTGACATTTTAGCCAGTTGCATATAGGTGTCTAGGTCTTGTCTGTCGTAGATGTAAAACACAAGTGCCTCACCGTATTTTTCTACGATTTCAGCTTTGTCAATTTTAATTTCTACGAGTTGTGGCTCATTTAGTAAAGTTTCTAAAAACATCTTTTAATCTCCTGTTCTTTCAATCAATTTGTTTGCAAGTACAACCAAGAAGTTTAATCTTGATGTTGCCTTGGCTATATCTCTTCTAGCACAAGCAATTTCATTGTTTGCTTTGGCTGTTTCTGCAATTATACTTTGCAGTAATTCTTCATCTGTCTTTGTTTCCAATAAATCGTTCATCTTTAAATCCTACAGTGTATTTAGTCATATAAGAAAATAGGGGGTATAAAACCCCCTATTCCCGCCTCACGCTCTACTTCAATTATGCAACTGTGTAGTCACCAGTTACGGTGATAGTGATTGGCGACACCCATACTGGGCTGTCTGCACTAACAGTTGGTGCAAGACCTGTAATATAGCCTTGTCCGCTGATAGTTTTACCTGTAGCTTGACCTTGGGCGTCTGATGTGTCGCCTAGGTAAAGTTCAAAGTCAATCAAGTCTTTGTCTGCTGACAAGCCCCAAATGCCTTTGTAGTCTGCTTCGCCTAGAGTTTCGCCTGTGTCGCCAAAGAATGCAGTTTGGTCTAAAACAATGTTCATTGAAAGACTGTTAGTAGCTGTAGTTGCAATTTGCAATTTTGAGCCTTGATCTAACTGTGTCCATGTAAACACGTCATTGGCCGCGTTAACGGTAACATCCTGCAGAGCAGGTAATGTTAGTTCTGGAGTTACCGCAGAGTTTGCCGCAACACTAACTTTTAGTGTTGCTTGGACGCCTGCTACCCCTGGTGCTGGATAAATGTATGCCATGTTGGTTTCCTTTTAAGTTAATTAATCCTGGTTAGTCTGTATTCCACATTAACAATTAGTAAATCATTTTCATAATCTGTAGAGACTGTGCTTTCTCTTGTGTGTGTACCTTCTAATACTAGTGTATTTTCAATACCACGCAAACTATTAATAATTGAATCTAATTGTGTTAGTGGGTTTTTTGCATCAACAGCAAGATAGACAGTGACTGTTGTTGTTGTATTGTTGATATTTAAACCATTGAGTGCCTGTATAATAGGAACACTTTCATATTGAGTGCGGTCCACATAAAGAGTTTTTGGATTCTTTATATATATTGCACTGCCTGACTCATCATAAGGTAATTCATTACTTAACGATATTCCGTTAAGTGCCAAACTCTTTATGCTGTCAACTACTTGTGTTCTCATCGTACTCTTCTCAAGTTAAAATATCCTGGTTCTTTTTCAGTTGATCCAATAGTTGAATCATCATCAAAGTCATACCAGTCGCCTGCCGTAATAAGTTCACCAAACAAGCTCTCCGCACGATTCTGGTAGTATCCCATCTTCGCACGTTCTGAATCAGTTTCATCTCCAAAGTTTGCAACTTGTGGAAGTATATAATCAGCGAGTGCAGTATAGACGCAGAGTTCAGTAAAATCGCTTTGGCGACCTAAAATTCTCCCTGCGTCTATGCTTGGTATATCAGCAACTGTTGTATAGTTAATAGATGTATCACGTTCCATATAGTAGTTTCTCCACCATGCGGTTGTGCTCATCTTGTTCAAAATACGGCTGGTTGCTTTTATTAATGCATCTTCAACAACTTCATCAGTCAAACCTTCATTACTGTCAAATAGACGCTGATCTCTCTCAAGAACATCTTGATATTCCGCAAAAGAAATTACAACATCTGATTCAATAATAAAGGCCATTTTTGACTATCCCCTATTAAGCTGAGTAGTCTAGGTAACGACCACGACCTGCATCAATCAAGCCAACAGCGGCGTGTAAAGATGCAACAACATCAAAACCAACAGCTTCTGGACGACGACCAACTTCAAGATCAATATTCTTTTGCATACCGATGCGCATAGCGTCTTGTCCAAACACTGCAACACTTTCTGTAAGGTAGCTAGATACAAACATTGGAACACCTGCGATAGCGCCCAACATACCTGAACGTAGTGCTGCACCTTGGAACTGCTCGCCACCTGCATATGCAGTTGAACCAACAGCACTCATGATAGTACCGTACAAGTCTGCTGAAACAACACCGTAAAGCATGCCAGTTTCACCAGCGCCACGGATTGCACCAACGGCACCAAAGATGTCGTCAAGTACAGTTGAACCGCCAGTTGTACCACCAGTTAATGTTGCAAGAATAGCTGCAACGTCTGTGTCAAACTTAGCTGATACGCTGTTACCAAGAACACGACCAATTTCATTTGGATCTACGTTACCTAAGTCACGTACAACAGAACGTGCTGCGTACAAGTTAGCAACGATTGTGTTCTTAGTGTCTGCAGAAAGAACAGAATCAATGTCAACACCTGGTGCTGCTTCTGCGTTAATTTTAGTAGCTGCGACAGCTGCTAATTCTGGAACCTGTAGTACACCGTTTGGTGCGTTTACGACAGGAATAAGTTGTCCGCCTAGGAACAGTGAACTCTCGTGAGCTGCGAATACTGTTGCGGCTTTGGCTGGGACAAATAGTGCATCAGTATTGATGCCTGATGTATATGCTGAATTTGCCATTTTAAATCTCCTTGATATTTGGCTTTAAATTAAACCCTTTGAACGGGCGTCTTTATATAATTGTCTATGTTCTGGCTTTGACAAATCTAAACTAGATAAATCAAATCCACCACTAGACGCTGACGGAGTAACGGCACTTTTGGTGTTAGTTGTGCTTGAGCCTGGCTGAACAAAGTGTGGGTTAGTGTCTAAGAATTCTTTGACCAGCTGGTTAACCGTTATGGCTTTACCGCTATCATCGTATCTAACACTGCCATCCTGGGCCAGTACTTCAACTTCACCTGTTTCACCTAGTCTGACTTGGCCGCTTAATAGTGCTTTAACTTGCTCTGGAGCAACTGCTCTATTTTTTGCTGCCGCATCAAGCAAAGGTGAATTTACCTTATACTCTGTGATAACTTTATCTCTTTTACGGATCTCGTCATCTTTTTTTGCAGCAAGTTCTTGCAGAGTCTTTTCAAATTCACCTCTTTTAATTTGCTCTTCCTGCTTGCGTTGTTCCGCTTCAGTTTTAAGCTGACGTAAATCTTCAATGTCTCCTAACTCAGCAAATTGACGTTCATACTTTGAAGCGAGACTTTTCTTAAGTCCTGCCATATGATTATCAAATTCTTCTTGAGTATATGTCTTGCTAGCCTGTTCCTGAGTTTGGGTGGCCCCAGTAGCCGTAGTATCCATGATTTCTTCGCTCACGTAACGAACCTCCTATGAGTATGTTTTTGTAATGTTATTTATGCAATACAAGTAATAACAGTTATTTTGTGGATCTTTTGCGTCTTTTCTTAACAATTCTTGGATTATATGTGCCTCTAAAGATGCCCATTCCTCTGTTAAAACTATTTGAATAAGGTGAACGCGAACGCCCACCTCTTCTAGCGTATGCAAAGCCCGCTCTGTGCCCTCCACAACCAGCCTTGCATACGCTGCCTCTAAACTTAGCCATTACTTTTTGTAACCGCCTTTTTTCTTTTTCTTCTTCTTATAAGCCATGACTATTGCCCTCCCTTGTGTAGTTGCAGCCGCACGAGTTGAATATATCTTACCCGTGGTTCCCCACCTGTATCCACCTGTAACTTTACGCACTGGCATCTTGATGTGTCCAGCCTTGTGCCATCAACGCCATATGTTCTTCTTGGCTCTGCACAATTCTTTGTTCGCCTTCTGGTGAAGTCATAACGTGTATTTCAAACTGTTCACTGTATATTTCTTCATAGATGGTGTTCATAGCCATCTCATCATCAATTACTGCGTCAGCTATCTGTCTTTGTAGTTCACGTTTGAATGTTACACTGCCTACGTTTGCTTCACTTGCTTTCATGTA